ATCGATCAAGTCGAATTGAGAGTGCCGAGACGCAGGTTTATCAAATCCTGCACTCAGAGGCCTCGCGGTTAGTCTTCGTGAAGATTATGCTAGGAAAAGAGGTGTACACTCGCGGACTATTACTAGTAGAACGAGGTTTAGACTTTGTTTTACTGGACTTATAGTTTCCGTGACACAGGTGTCACCTATGCCCATCCGAAGACCGAACGGAAACCCAGTTCCTTTCTACGTAGGAGTGAAACGTTACTCAATTGTTTCCCGAGTAATAGAGGGACCAATTAGGGATGGTCTCTAACCCTGCGGCTATCAGCTTTGGCTATGGTACGCTGTCCGCCCCGACCATACGTATTCCTAGATTGTGGTTTCGAAGGAGTCTGATGACTCTTCACTCCGGTCACGTGGCTTTTATGCCATGGAAGACCTAAGAGTTGAACCCTTAACTTCAGCAATCGCGGAAGCCGTGCTCTTTTCAGAACACTTGCCGACGGTGAAAACCGATCTGGCATAGGGATAGCACTCACATCTCCCACGGAATAGCTCCATAAAGGAAGAATTTTCCCAAGCAAGTTGATAAAACTTCGGGAGCGTAATTTCCCTTCATGAAGGCGACTAGCCACATGAAGCAAGGCTCCCATAGCCTGTCGTCTATCTAAGATAGCCCAGGCTCTGTGGACAGCAAGGAAAGGTGCTATACCCTGATCCATGAGTCCCGACATTATTCGTGTCGACTTACCCCCCTTGAAACCAATAAGGACATTAGATGCCTTAAAGTCTCTACTCAGGTAAGCTTTGGCAGAGTCCAGCTTAGATCCGGCTATCTGCTTGATGGAGTCACCAACTGATCGCGCAACGGAAGCGATTCTTCGTTCTGTTATCGGGGTATCGACCGGTTCACCAACCGGGCGCACCGCCGTGGCAGTTAACGAGAAAACCGCTCCCAGAGTACTTTCAAAAGGAGCACCAGGAAGCAGTAGAGCTGCGATAAGGTTCGCCACACGGGTATTCCCGAGCTTGGCTAATCTCCGGGTTAGTGACCCAACCACCATGTATCCTTTGGAAGCCGCACGGACCGCATCTACGAGCCGTAGATTCGGTCTTACTCTCTTAGCTCTCTGAACCAGCTCAATAAAGGCCGGAAGAGAACCAAGAGCGACCCAATACTCACGTATTGAGACAGGGGACGCGTCTACTCCCCGTACGTAGAATCGCTTAGCGAATTCAAACGTTCCATTGGACGAAATGAGAGATTTTGCAAATCCAATTTGGATTCCGAAACTCTCACACACGGCTTCGTACTGTCTTGCGACAGCTGTACCGAGGATGACTATGTCATCCCCGAGGCACGCATACAGTGGGTACCACCCTCGATACCCAGCCTTATAGGCAGCGTATTGTACGATCAAGTGGTGCGTTAGAGCGAGCATTGCCCAATTTGAGTATGCTCCCATCGGCATCCCAGTCCCGTAGATGAGCTGAGCCTCCCCAGGGTAAGCCCTCTTACGCAGAGAGGCATTACTGTAGGGTATCCCGACCAACAGCGTTCGCCAGGATTTCGCCACCGCAGGGGTGACTAAGTTACCCAGTACAGCTACGGTTAGTTCGGATGGTATCCGATCGGTCGCAGCCTTCAAATCGAAGGAGTACACGTGCGCTTTTCCTGTAGTGCTGAGGAGCTCCACTATTTTCTCTGACAAAGCCTCAAGGGGTAACCCTTGGTTATGGGTACCATCTTGAACGATGATACTCAATACGCTCTGAAAGATATAGTTGTGGAGAGGGAACAGTAAACACTGTACCCACCATGTCACCATGGCCACTACTCGCACTTTCCCCGCTGGTTCAGGGATTTCATGCAAACGACCTAAGCGTAGGTATCGGGACCACGTTCTGGCAAACATATAGCCAGTCCGGACGTGATTAGATTCACCGTCACGGAACCGTTCTATAACTTGAAGGATGTACAGTGTACGTTCACGTAGAGTTTCCCCTACTTTATGGTTGTTCTTATTCATCCAGTCAAGGGCCTCACGGCTCTTATCCAAGCCTTCCTTCCATTTGAGGGAAGGGATGGACCCTACCATTTCCCGGATTAAACCCAGGAACTTGGTATTTAGCGTCCGAAGACAGTAGTCTTCTAGAGCCTTATACCAAGGTGTTGATCTCGCATTCCAAATCGCTAAAGCGTCGAATGCTATTGCCCACATCGCACCTACTTCCGGCGGGACGTTTGGTCCCGAGGTTAGTAACGCAAGAGGTTTAAATGCCAACTTTGGTGGTGGCACCCTCTTGAGTATTCGCCCGCAAAGAGGTATGTTCAACTTTGCCCATTTTAGGTACGAGCTGAACTCAGCTAATGGCTGTTCTATCGCAACCGACTTGGGTTGAGTAATGGTCTGGTAAGAGGATTTCCCCTTATATTGGATTATTCTATACACTCCAAAGAGTGATAGCCATAATCTAATAGTTGGGAGATCTCCCCGCATAATTGCGACCCTGTGTGCACTAGGAATAATCCTAGGGAGCTTACCAAGGCCCCTTGCGTACACACAGCCCAATACGCGCGGTTCAGATACTGGACCTTTAGAAACAGCCTGCATAAGAATGATCTGGCATGCCTTCAGGTACTTGATGAGACTTAACGTCCCACCTTTCCATGAAGAGCAAAACCGACTCAGACGAAGCACTGCTTCAGTAAAAGACTTTCCACGCCGGCCTGCTACAAGCCAGCTCAGGGCGAACCCGAACTTGACAAGTAGCCCGGAGAAGTTTCCTACTCCGGAACCAAGCTTCTCTACTCTGGTACGATCTCTACGATCTAAGAGAATATTTATCATCTCTTTGATAAGATTGTAGGGTTGGACCAGGCTCGATTAGCCTCTGTTTCCCTAGGACATCCTCCCGCCAGCTACGACCAAAAGGGCTCGCTGACATGGGCTGTCATGTTAACCGACGCGTTCTCCACCACCAGGGATCTGCTCTTCTTATCAAGAAGGCAGCCTTTGCTGTGGAGACTACGACGCCAGGGGCAGCAGGTTCTGTGGAACAGTCGGCACGAGCGTGCCTTCGCCCTTTACTTAGCACGAAGCCAGATGGCCGTCTTGCCTTAGTTTTAGGGATCTGAAGCCAGGGATCTGCTATAAGATCGGTTATCATCAAATATGACGAAAGGACCTATCCTACACAGCCTTTACAACAGTGATATAAAACCTTAGGAGTGAGTTTATAAGCTTACTAATCCTAGGACTCAAGACATTTCCCCCTGCGGTACTTTAGACCCGCAGAACCACCCTTTTTCAGCCTAAGTCAGGCTTTTCTTGAGTAACACCGAGTCCTCTCGGACTCCCCCCACTGGAACACAGGTCCATAGATCACTCTATGCTGTTACTGACATCCCCTGGTTAAGGGGCAATAGGTAAGAAGCTCCTCTCGGAGGTCCTAAGCTGGGTAACCAGCTCCATAGGTTCTCAATCGAGAATCCCTTAGATCCCTACCATTGGGTAGCTCCGTATCACCTTATCACGGATATGTGTCATACTGAGACTACCAACCTCACAGTTGATAATCCCTTCTACAGGCTGGAGACGGGGTACGTCATCCATTTAATTGTTCACGTTACCTTTCGGAAAACGTCTCCCCTAAACCTGAATCTCCTGTGAAAGTGTGATTCTTCAACTCTCTGCGGATTTCACCACAGGCTTCATAGCCGAAGAATCCCTCAAGATCCGTAGCTCTTGAGCCCATCC